TCCCCGATTGTTTTTAATTCTTTTTCTTGTTCTGCATTCATTTCTTCATTTTTTATTTCTGTTTGATTAATAAAATTCATTGCTATACATTCATCTACATACATAAAACGTTCTTCTTTCATTATTGCTAAAATATCATCAATTGATTTTCCAGATATTTCAGAATAAAAACTTGCAAGCCTATTCTTTTCAGTTCTTAATTCGTTTGCTGTTTTTTGAAATTGTTCATCATCGCCCATTTCTTCAGTCCAGGGATTATGAATCAAAAGCCTACTTTGGCCTGTCATTTCCCTGTTTGGAGTTGATAATAAAATTTGAACACATGAACTAGCACACGTTCCAAGTACTGTGATTTTAGGCTGCTTACCAGAAAGTTTTATTGCATCGTGAATTTTCCAACCCTCGAATAAATCACCTCCAAAAGAATCAATGACAATCTCTTTACCCATGTCGACATAAGGCAATAAACTGTCCATTGTTATATCAAAACCAACCTCGCCTTTAAAGTGCATACCATTTTCACCAAATGGAGTAGGCTCTACCGGCTCAAAGAAAAATAAAAAGTTCTTAATGCCTTTTTTATTTAAAATTTCTTCGGCCTGTTCTTTGTTATATCGTGATTTATCGAATAATAAAGACCGTTGCAGTCCTTTATCATCTAAGTATCGTGCTATGAATTTATTCATATTTACAAAGTTATAATTAAAATCTATATATTCAAAATATCTTATAAATAAAATCTATATTACAGATGTAGTATTATTTGCTGACTCACTATTTTGCGCATTTGTAACATCATCAATCACCAATGTTGGTTGAACTGTTATGTTATTATCGTTATTATTATTTATTGAATCCCTACTTATTATACCTTGGTTTACAGTTGGTGCAATTGCACCCGGTCGTTGAGGTGCAGCGGCTGTACTGCTTGAAATTGAACCTCCGCCACCAGAAGAATCACCAGGCAATCCACTATCAACCGATAATATATTCTTTACATTTGCTAAACCAGCAGCAACAGCAGCGCCAGCAGCGGCAATACCTAATGCGGGGCCAACTATTGGGATAGGAGCTAGTGAAGCATAAGCACCAGTAGCCGCCTGATATGTGCTAATTGTAGTCGAAGCAATAGCAGCGGCCTTACCTACTGCTGTTCCTTCACCTGCTATTTGTGCAAGGTTACTTGCGAAATCGGCACCCAATGAAAGCTTTGCGTCTACTTTTGCTTTCTCTAAAGCAAGATCGGCCTTATCGAACTTCTTTTTTATATTCGTTGTATCAGCTCCAATGCTTTTAGCAAAAGCAATCTCTTGTGCTCTTTGAGCTTCTAACCGGATTCTTTCTTGTTCTAATAAATAAAAAGCATTATCTTGATTAGCTGCAAATTCTGCCTCTTTCTCTATCATTCGAGCTTGTCTGGATTGTTCCCTTAACTCAGCTAAACCTTCTTGATGTGACTTTTCAGCTGATAATTCAGCTTTTAATAATCGTTCCGTAATGGCCAACTCTTCAAGTGCTTGCGCTTCAAGTTCTGCATTTTCGGCATCTGCTATTTTTTGTTCTTCAGCCCTAATAGTTTTTAATAAAGTAGCTCTTTCGGTCTCAAGTTTTCTTGTCTTTTCAAAGTTAGATTTACGCACATTGTATATATCTGCCAGTGCATTTGCTTCTTTATCAAGGTCTTCTTTTGTACTTCCAGCTAATGCATTTTGTGCTTTTTGAATTGAGTATTTTTGTTGAGCGATACTTAAGTTTCTTGCTAATACTTTTTCTTCAAGTATTAAAGCTTGATTTAATTTATCAAGTCGTTCCTGACTGGTGAAATTTTCTTTTTGCGCTACATCATTTCTAAGCTTTGCTATTTTTTCTAAGTCCCTAGCATTTGCAACTATTGAGCTTCTTATTTGTCTATCTAAATTACCTTGTCTTTTTGCAAGTTGTTTACCTATTTCAATTTCTCTTTTTTGCTCTTCTATAAATTCACTTACTGCTTCCTTAGCATCTCCATAAGCTTCACCTAAATTTTTAACACCCTCTGCTGTTCTTTTTGCAGCCTCCAACATCGCTTTTTCGTTTGCCTCAATATCTTTTTGAGCTTCATCTATTGCCGCCTGATTATCGGTAAATATATTTTTAAACTCCTGCCAGTTTTTATTCATTCCATTGAAAAACTTTTTTATATTTTCAGAAGCAAATTTGAACGTTCCTACTAAAATATTACCGAATGTATTTTCAAAGAAATCAGATATTTCTTGTAACGTTTCTTTTGGTTCTAATAATGCTTTGCCCAATGCAGCTAAAGCGGCAATTATATTATTAAATACAACCTCAACAACCGACCATAATTCGTTAAATGTGTCTTGTCCTTCCTCTGTACTATTGAAAAATGCCTTTAAAGAGCCTACTACTAAAGCGATTGCCGCAACTATTAACCCAATCGGTCCGAGTGCGACACTAAAAGCCCTACCCATTGCAGTAGCACCAGCACTTGCACGACCAACAGCGGGCACAAATTGGCCTAATACCCCAACTGATTGACCCATGCTTTGGTTATAATTACCTACATTTCGCCTAGTATCACCAGTTGCTTTTTCTTCCTTCTTTAAAGCTGCTGTTAATTGGGCTTTTTGTGCTGTTAATTTCTTGCCTTCTACTGTGTTTGTTCGTTCTTCTTTGCTTAATTTAGACCATTGCACACTTACGACGGCTAATTGTTTACGCATTTGGTCTATGCTGCCAGTATTTGCATCATTTGCAGCTATTACATTTTGTGTTAGTTTTTGATTAGTACGTAATTCAGTAGCAACCACCTTCAAAGATGCCTGACTTTCAATATATTCATCGGATAATTCACCTTGTGTTTCCTTAAGTTTCTTTGATTCTTCCTTAAGTTGCTGCATAGTTATTTGAAGTGCCCGTGTATCACTTGTGGCTTTCTCAACATTAATCGTCAAATCTACTATTTCTACTTTTTCAGCCATAACTAATAATAATAATCAAATTCACCATCGACAAAAGCATCTTCTACACCATCAGCCCAATAATTTAAATCGGGTGGAGTTACAGGTGTTCTATTTCCAATTTTTAATAATTCTACCTTTGTAGGGTTCTTACTTTTTTCAGGATTAAACCCACTAATCTTGTTTATAAAAAAAGCACCGTTTAATTCTTTAATCCAATATTGTTTAAAAAATTCAAAGTTTCGAATGTCTTCCATTGTTAACCACATCTCAACATCATACATTTTTGGATAATCAATTATTTCATCAAGAAAATTATACTCATCAGCGAGATTATAAATTTCAGCAATTTGCATTACTCTTTGTTCTACGAAAAAATATAAAGTATCTGAATATTCATAATACCAAGTAACTATCTCCCTACTTGTATATGTATCGCTAATGTAAAATGTGAATGTATTAAATGATTCCTTATCTCCTAAGTATGAATAGGATTCGCTATTTGAATTAATAATAGAAGGTACATAAGCGTCTATCTCTATTAAATCAGCATTTATATCTAAGTTTACATTTAAACATGTTAGCAGTTTGCTATTTGCTAAATCACTTCCTTCCGGATAAACTTCTTTAAACTTAATATAATTATTTTGTGCGTATCCATCTATTCGAGGTTTAAAATTTGGAGTCCCAGTTATCTTGCCGCTAAAATCAACAACCTCCGCAATGTCTTCTATGTCATCAAATCTTGCAAATCTTATTATATTATCAGAACCAACTTTAAATTCATCTTTAATAATATTTAGATGATTCATAAATGAAACGACAAAGTCATATACTAATTTATCAGCCTTATCTTTTTGCTCAGTTAGTGGTAAAAAAGAATCCGTTCTATTAATTCTAAAAAATGAATTGCCATCTCTCATATACACGTCTAGTTCTCTAATAGGTATGTATAATTTTTGCGCAATAACATCATCCCAGATATTAGCTGGAAGAACTCCTCCCGATGTAAGTAAGTTTACATTATACTTGTATTCAATAAATTCAAATAATGTTCTAACATAGACACAAAAATGCCCACCTATCCCTGATTCATCATTTGTCTCTCTTCTTAAATAAATCGCCCCTCCGATATTACCATAATCATAGGTAGTTTCTAAAAATTCAGTCCCTGTAGGAATGCCAGGATAAAGTATTGTGCTTGTTGGATTACTATTTACAAACGAGGAAAAGGAAACTATTGCCATATTAGTTGAACTATCTAATGCAGTTGCAACATTCCTAGTTAGTATTATTGAATCACCATCAGATGAAGCAATAAAGTATTGAGAAACAACTGTATTTGAATTTAAAAGAATTGCCGCTGCCGCTGCTAATGTTGCTAATGTTGTAAATCCTGATATAGCAACATATATTGTTTCACTCCCTAATAAAGGATGAGATACAACAACATTCATGCTAGGATTAAATGGCGTTCCGGTTCCGGTTAATTTTGTTTGAATTGCCTGTCTCTGCCCTACTGAAACATAATCGCCAAAGTTCCCAATAAAGTAAGGAAGAAACACCCCACTTGTGGAACTGTAATATGAATCTAAAAATGCAGAACCTAAACCAGTAAAAGGATCGGATTGAATTGGTAATCCCTTTTCAGAATTTAACCACACTAATAATTCATCTACAAAATCAGGCCATAAGTCCCGCTTAATATCTTCCCAGAAATCTTGCTTTTCAAATATAAATAAATTGATTCTATCGTTTATATTTTCAACCCTTATCTTTGCGTTGTTAATTATCTTGTCATTATTTAGCCAATAATTACAAATTGCAGTTTCATAAACTTTAGTTGATTTGCTTTGAGGGTCGTTCGCTAATCCAAAGATTGAAAGGTTGTTTGAAGTAAGCGGGACATTAAAAGTATTACTGACAGTTACAAAAGCCTTCCCTACATCTTTGACATCATAACTTTGCAAGTCTAACCCAATCGATGTCTTTTCGTCAATATTTACTTCTATATCATTTATCCTTAATAACCTGCTCATATCATCGTTATACTGTAATGCGTTGGAAGTGTGATGGTTATATCAATCCTTCCTGTATTCCCTCTTGACCTTTTCACTATTGAGTTTTGTACTTGAATTTCAACTGCCAACCAGTCACTTACTATGTCTGTTGTGCCATCCCCGATATATAAATAAACTCTAGGGCTTGTATAAATATCGGTGAGCTTTTCTAGTTCTTCATTTGTTACATCTGCATTAGCAAATATTTGTCTCTCATTATTGTAACCAATTGAGTTTTCACCTGACTGGTCAGTTTTTATATTGGTGATAAATTTATTAACCTTACCAATCAATTTAGGATTGTCTCTTTTTTCGTAATAACTATTAAAAGGATAAAACCTATATTGGCCATTCCTATCAAGATACTTTAATATCAACCCACCATCGCAATAATCAATAGGCTTAACGGTTTTGCTTGCTACATTAATGTAGTTCACCGTCCAGTTAATTACCTTCTCGGTGTCTGCTATTGTTTTGTATCTGTAATATCCTATTGAACTCATACGTGCTGTATAACAATATAACCTCTATTAAACGATGGATTATTAAATAATGAACTATCAAACCATGCAAGGCCAACCCTTGATAATGATACACTAGTAATATTTATTTGGTTAATAGAACCTACTACAACTCCATTTCTTGAAACTAAATCGTAAAATGCGTTTGTACCATCTTCTATAATTACTACATTGATACTTCTTATATCTGCCAATATTAATCCATGTGCGATACTTACACTTGCAGTTGTATCCATATCCCAATTACCAATGTTTACTACTGTGGTATTTAGTGTTGGAGTTGTGAAAGTTAGATTCGCTTGCATATAAGCAACTAACTCCGCTATTGTCATGTTCTCAGTAATAACACCAGCCCCACCAAATGCAATATTTTTAGTATTCGTAGGTGTCGGGTTATTAGGTTGTTCAAATATTCTTTCTAATGCCATTATACTGCTGTTAAGATTGTAAAAATATCATCGTTGTAATCTGTAAATTCATCATCGTTATAATCTGCTGCTGTTGCTTCTGTTAATACGGGGCCATCTATTGCAACCAGATTGCTTTCATCATCATTGTAAAAGTAAACATAAACGAAGCTATCTTGTGGAGCAAAAAATGTATCACTATCATTATTAAATTGGTCTTCCAAATTAGGATATTCACCAAATTGTCTAAATGCCTGCGCTGCATCAATCAACACCTCATCATTGGTAGTTGATAAATCAGGGTCGATAAACTTAATTTTGAATTGAGTAGTAATATTATCTACAAATTCTAACGTATCATTTAATTGAGCGAAGTCTTCAAAGTCATCAATCAATGCTTTTAATGCACCTTCGGCTTTAAATACAAATTGTCTGGATGTAGTTGATAAATCTTTATAAGGAATCGCTGCGTATGTTTCTAAAACTACATCGCTTGTATCTAATATTTCCACATCAACAGCATCAGGAGTTAAGCCAGTATAAACCACATCCGCAATAAAAGTTAAAGGGCTTTGTATCGGCATAAGATTAGAACCGTTTACAATGTTGTCTTGAGATATAGTTATACTAGTTATTGCCATTATAAGTTACAATTACAGTTATCAATTGGTCTTAAGTAATAAGCAAAGTTGTGTTTCTCATACTTCACATAATTTCCTTTATTGTCCATGGTCAAAATAAAATCAGCTTCAATTTTCATTATTACCACCGTATCAATAATATCATAATCGAATGATTCAGGTGGTGAAAAAATATAACATTCACCTTCAATCATTTCTGGTTGATAATAGATAGGTTCACATGAAAAAAAGAATAATACTAAAATAATTAAATATCTCATCTTACTATTTTTATAACATCACTTTTAATTTGGTCAACCTTAAACAATAATAATTGACTGGTCAACTCTTTTATCTTATCATTGGTAATTACATCAGAGACTAAACCTCCTTTATTATATCTGTTTGGAACTTTCCATCCTTCCCTTGCAATCTTCCAGGCGACAGCATAAGGATTAACATTTATTCCTTTATCCTTTACCCACTTATCTAAGAATGTAGAACCTGCCCAGCCTACCCACGCTTTTAATGCTTCAGGTGATTGATTTTTATTTGGCTGCCTTCCATTCTCTAATTGCTCGGTATAATCGTTTGCTAATATCTTTGCATTAATAGTAGTGCTTGTTACTTCACTTTTACTTTCCAGCGAGTTACCCCAATCACCTGAAGCTTTCAACCCTAATTTAATGTAATTATTAAACAGGTCTTTCTTTGTATCTATTAACCACTTATTTACAATGTCTTCTATCATTGTACAAATATTGCATTAACTGAACTGGCAAAATCTAAATTGGTATCGTAAACATTCCACTCAACAATCATTGGAAAACTTGTAATTTCCAATTCATTATTACAAGCGAACTCATTCATCCCATTGGCTAATAATTGAGCTAAAGCTTTTAACCTTCTATCATACTTTTGCTTTGGTGTCTCATCCATGCTGGAAACAGTGCCAGCTAATTCAAACTTTCTACCTAACATTAATAAACAATTGTATGTTATTGCAGGTATTGAACCATTTTGTAAAGTTGGTTCTGCTTGAAAGTCAGCAATCAATATTAAATCATCAGCTTCAAATTCTTGATTAACTCCTATGTTTGTATAGAATTGGTCAAACGTATAATAGAACTTCCAGCCCTTGCCAGTTGCATAAGTTTCTAAAGCTCCAATAATGTCAAATTGTTCCATGTTTACAAAGTTATAACTTTAATCTATATATTTCAAACATTATATAGATTTTATCTATATTAGTAGATAAATTTTTTTAGTTTAGTTCTGTTTTATTAATATGCTTTTCAAGGTATCTCTTTGCGCTTCTGCCAAACCAACACTCTTGATGCCACCAATCGTAAATAATCCAATCGGTATAGAGTCGTGTCTTTTCATCATGGCTTAATCTCTTAATCCTTCTTAGATGAATACGATACATTACTGATTCAATTACCCACTTGTAAGGCAACCAGTTCTTCAATAGCCTATGAAAAACTAAAAGGTACACGGCTGCATAAATTGAACCGAGTACCCAGAGTGTTATTTTAAATAGTTCCATTATTCTATTATATTACTATTCATATCCCAATCACCAAATACTACTTCACCTTTCTTTAAATCCTTATCGTAATAATTAATAATCCTTCTATAAACATCTTTATTAAAAAGATTATCATCTCCGCCAAAAATCTCAGTACATGGCAATTTTACTACACCTTTTTTTAAATCAGTTGCATTAGGCTCTAAATACTTTCTCTTGTCTTCCATAGTTATTTTTTTCTAATGTTAATTAATCTCTTTTCAAATTCAGTTCTTTCTGCTTCCAGTAATAACTTAGTGAAGCAAATCGAATAAGGTAGTTTTCTTACTTCATCAATCTTTAAGATGTCACCGCCGGCCAATTTATCAAACTGTAAGAATGCTTTATACTTTCCAAATTCGTCAAGCCCTGCAATTGTTTCTTCTGCACTTGCTTTGTGTGATAGGTTTGCCGATTCTCTCTTATTGACCTCTTCTATTTCTTCGTAAAGATACAATCTAAAAGCGTGTAAATCAAATAATGGTAGTTGTGACAACTTGTCTTTATTCTTCCCAGTAAGCTTTTCAATCTCATTAAACAAATCATTCCACATAATAAAACCGCTGGAGTTATAAAGCTCTTGTAAGTCCTTTACAAATCCAAATGACAATTCAATAAACTTACCCAGGTTAAAGATGTCTTTTGGTTTAATATCTGCATACTTAAGATAGTAGTTATAATTATCTCTATCAGTTAGATTGTAGTATTGCAGAAATGATATGTTAGGGACTTTAATTATCATTCTCTAGTTTTAAAAACTCCTTTAAAGTTTCATCGTAATTGGTTTCAAAAATATAATCACCAATATGATATTTTGCTGTATCAATATCGCTAACAGCACAACCAAGTTGAATGCAAATAACCTTCTTTGCAAACTTCCTTTGTATCCTTTTCTTTTTGCTTTTTGGCTTTCTTATTATGCCTTTAGTTGAATAGTATATTCTTTTCATAGTTAAAGTTTTTACAAATATACAAAAAATTATAATGCTTTTTGGCCTTTTCTTTCATTTGATTTAATTACCATTTGAATGTAATACCTTGCTGCATCTATCCTGTGATTATAAGCATCTACTGGAATGCTTTTCTTTTTATCAGACCAAACATAATTATTTAGCTCCGTGCCTATCTTTGTGCTTTCAGTACTTACTATTATCTCATAATCTTGCATTATCTTAATCCCTCTTAAAACTGAACCGGCACCCTTTTTAACCGGATGAATAGTATTAACACCTCTCTTTTTTACATCTGCTATTAATCGAGGTTCTGCGCTATCGGCAAATATTGTTTTGTTTTTTGCTTCAGTTGCTTTAATCTCATTTGCCAATAAATCAACACCTGCATTATTAAGTTCAAATTCTTCTTTTAAATATATCTTTTTTCTTCTATTGTCTATTGCAACTCTAATTAAAACGTCAGGGTCTGGAAAGAAACCAAAGTCTAAACCATAACCGAAAGGTAAACTATTATCGAACTCTCCATACTTCCAGTTATCAAATACAACACCCTCAGCTGCATCTAACCAACCACCTAACATTCTATGATTGTATTTTTCTGGATTAGTAAGTCTTAACTTCTCAGCTTTATCTAAAAACTTTTTCGATAAATTCTCTTTGTTATCTAAATAAGTAGCATGAATATATGATACATTACCTTTTGTTAAATTACTACCAGGTTCAACCCCCTCGTCTTCAAAGAATCTTTTATAAATGAAATGCTCTTTAGTACATGGGTTTAATAATATTATTACTCGGTTTTGTATTCCTTTTTTTCTTACTGATTCATCTATCTTGTCAAATGTTTCTTCATCTGTTAGCTCTTCTGCTTCGTCTAGCACCCATGTTGTTAAATCCTGTATTGATTTTAAGTTTGCTGTCTGGTTTCCTGAGCTTGTTTTAATCCCTCTAAACAAAATAGATGAACCGGATTGAGTATTTAGTATATCGGTCTTGTTTATTTTAAATGCGCTTTGGTGATTTTCTAATTCTATCTTTTGTTCTATCTCTGGTATAATGGATATACCTGCTGATGTTAAAGTGTATCTTGAATAAAGTATATTGTGCCCTGATTCAAAAGATAAGTTTTCAATAAAATCTGATACTGTGAATGACTTTGCAGAGCCCCTACCACCTGTAATAATAAAGTAGTTCGATTTGCTTTGCCATAATGGTTTGAATATTTTTTTAATCTTTAATCTATCCATTCTTTTGGATTAATACTCACAGTTCCTTTATGATTGTTTTCATTCCAGTTTGTAGATAATGATTTTCTTTCATCGTCGTTTCCAATTAACTTATACAAGGCTATTAATTCAGAACCACTTCCCTTGCTTAAACGCTTTCTAAGCAATATTTTTTCTTTTATTCTATTCTGGTATAGATTCGCTTTTATAGTATCCGATTCATTCGATTTGTCAGGGAAGAATAAATAATAAGTAGAAGGTGCTATACACAAAGAATCAATTATATCTTGAGCAAAAAAGTAGCCATCTGTTTTAGATAACTCTATTGCTTGTTTATATATTTCTTCCTTATCGTATGCCATTCTATTTACTTTTAATTAAATCATTTTCTTTTAAAGAAAAGAAGTTCTGCAAGTCTGCATTAGTTGGTTTATAATAAGCTTCCAGTTCTTCGAATAAAGCTTTGTAATCATCTTTCATATACAAGCATCCGTGCTTTGCTAATATTTTTTCTGCTTCTTTGTCCATTGTGTTTTATTTTAGTGTTTCAAATCCGTTAAAAATAAGTTAAATTATTTATACAAAGATACTAAATTTAATTGTTATAATCAATTGTATGTAATTATTCTATCGTTCATAATCAATGATAATTACACTTGCAGGTAAATGATACCATAATATAGCATCTACTAATTTAAATTGTAAATTAAACTCTTTGGCGTTCCTTTTGGCTATTTTTTTTCGCGTCTTTAAGGTTGGCTTACCTACTTTTATTTTTTCCCACTCTAATGCAATTTGATAAATGCAGTTAGATACATTCTGAGTGTGTTGTTCAAGATTTATAATACTCATTATTTTTTTTAATTATTTAATATAGTTGTGGATATTTGGCATTTATGTTAATATTCCTAAAAATTCATTTAATAAATCTATCCGCAAATTTTACCATAAATATATTTTTCCCCCCCTCTTTACTTTTTTAAAAAGCATTTAAAAAGTTTCGTGCGTTTTTTATCATTTTTCGCTGTCATTTTATTTTTTTTGAAAACTAGAAAATGAACACCCTATAAATAGGGGCTTACAGAGGGGGCTAAATCAAAAATGTTCAGACTTTTTTGTCAAAGTTTAGGTTTTCAGAAATCGAAAATTTTTAAAAACTTTTTTTTCGTTTTCAAGGTTTCTAACTTTTCGAAAAAAGGTTTATACTTTTTCCTCGGTAAAAAGGTTTTGCGTTTTTGAAAATTTGCTTTATACTTTTTTGTCAAGAAAAAACTTTCCAACTTTTGAAAAAATACTTTTAACCTTGCGAGCAAAAATTTACTTTCTAAATTTTAAAAATTAGGTTTCAACTTTTTGGTTAAAATCTCAAAACCTTTTTCTTAAAAAAATACTTTAAACTTTTTAGGCTAAAACTCAAAACCTAAATTTCGAAAAAAAGGTTTGTAATTTTTGTTCAACTTTCAGAAACCTAACTTTCGAAAAAAAACTTTCACACTTTTTACTTCCAGATAAAAACCTTTTTGAAAGAAAAAAAGTTTTGCATTTTTTGAAAAGTTAAAATCTCAAACCCTTATTTATAGGGGCTTACAGAGGGTCACTTTTTAACTTTTTGCAAGTTTGTGCGATTTTTGCCGAAAAATCCTGAAACTTTTTATTTTTTTGAAAAAACTCAAAGAACGTTTTAATAATATATTTTTCGCTTAAAAAAGCTCAACCAATTCTTTCTTTCATCACAAATATACGAAATAAAATCTAACGCTTTCTTATTGTGTGATGCTAATAGTGGTTTAATGTATACCATAATTATTTATTTGAATCAATTTCATTTAAAAAAGTTTGCCAATTAGGAAAATCAACATACATGCCACGCTTCCCAAAATTCATTGAAAATACATCTATCATTTCATTTATCATTTTAGTTGTTAATTGCTTGGTTGATTTAATATTAAACAATTCTTTTTGTGTTGGTTTCCAAATTGATTCTTTTATTAGTTCCATTGTAAATGGAATTTCAAAGCCTAATGAATTTGTAAATGTATATCCTGCATTGTTTAGGGAGTTTGCCCATTTTGTCATATATAAATGCAATGCTCTATTTTGTGAAGATGTTCTGGTTGTTGGTGTTAGTTTTTCTTTAAACCAATTAAATACTAGCACCTTATCAATTAATCCAGTATTACAATTGAAATATTCAAAAAATTCTCTTCTTATTTTATCCCAATTCATTATTTTTAAGTTAATTTTAAATCTTTAAATAATTTGATGATTACTTACTTATATATAGTATTTTATATATGTTTATTTATATATAAATGTTATAGGGCATTTAAAGCCATTCTAACATCTTCCCAATATTTATGAGTTGATTTATTTTGGTCAATAAACCAAGTTGGGTTTGAGTTCAATATTTCTTCTACTGCTATCAATGCGCACGTTTTTGCTGTTTTGCTATCAACATTACCATGTGTGTAGTACATTTTATTTGCTAATTCTACTGCTTTATCCTGTGGTGTCATAATTTAAAACGCCCTATAACAATGTATATTATTCAGTGGCGTTATAGTGCTTAGTTTTAACCACTGTGCAGTCTTGCTAGTTTGTCGGTATGCGAAAAGTCCTGCAATCAATCGCCACCGAAATCATATACTAAACGGTAGGCACAATAAAAATTACTGCTTTCGTGCCATCATTCGGACGCATTCTTCTTTCATCATTTTTAGCCCACTTGCTTTCGTAACATCAGCAGAATAATCTTCACCAGACTTGTATTTTCGGATTATCTCTTTTTCAAGTTCTTTCAGTTCTTTATCGTACTCTAAAAACTGTTCGTGTATCATTTTAATTAATTCGCTCATTTTATACCGTAATTTTAAAAGTGCCTAAATTATTATGTCAATGATTTCCAATGGGTTGGCAATCTAAAATCTACCGTTCCACTAGCATTTTGTTTAATGCTAAAACTTCCATTTTCTCGCATTCTTCCAATACTTACCCATCCTTCACGTTCTGGAGCACCAACACCAGTTATTAAGTGCTGTAATTCTACCAACTCGTTTATAGGTGGTTTACTTTTTTCTAAACTTCTAAATCCGTTATATGCCATAATTTTTACTAATCATATATTTATAGGGAATTTAAAAAACGCTGCGGAATAATCCAGTATCCATTTAATGAAGTGCCATATAATTTTCTGCAATCATTAATCAACGTTCTATCAAATTTACCTTTAACAACCCTGCCATTTGGTAGTTTATATTTCTTTTTCGTCTGTACGATAATTGATAAATCATTTCCTAATGCATCAACTATAAATGGAGTTCCATAATCAATTAACGTATCTAAAGTTATTTTTGATTTATCCATTTTAAAAAACTCAATATCATCAATAGAATGCCCTTCTTTCATTGGCGCATTTGGGTTTTTATTCCAGTTCCTTTGAAAATCTTCATCTTTTAAAGTTTTCAAAAAATCTATTAATTCTTTGTATTTTATTTCGTATTTCATAATTATTATTTTACTTCAAACATTTTTCCTTTTGCCAATTCTTTTACTTTTCCCTTGTAAATTTCTATTATTTCAATCATTAAAAATCTATCCTCTGGGAATTTTTCACGTTTTGAAATTAAGGCCAATTGATTTAATTTATCAAATCGCTCATCTCCTATTTTATTTCTTAAATTAATAGCATAAGATGCAAAATCGTGTCCATAACAATTATCTTGCAATGATTGCAAATGAACATTATCTTCGTTAAATTCTAATGCTTTATACTTACCAGCTGCAAAAAAATGACCTGCCTGAGCTTCTTTAGTTCCATATCTCAAAGGTTTCCCAGTCGCAATGCAATTCCCATGACCGTTATCATCTGTATCTCTTAATCGGATAAACTTATGAAACCATTTTTTTGCTGTTCGATGCAAAGATGAATAACTTTTATTTTTATATTTATTTATTTGGTTTGTATTTAAATTCATAATTTTTTATTTAAACATTTCTAATATGTCATTATAACTCTGTTCAGATAGGGTATAATCAGTTCCATTTAACTTGTCTTCCAACCATTTAATATTAGGATGGTCTTTATTTTTACGAAAAATAACCCTAGCATTAACCCATCTTTCCCAGCATGCTAATTGTCTTATTGATACAGGGTCTTTGTAAATGTCAATTACTATTTGCCGTTTTGCCATTAATAATATGATTTATTTTATCAAGTTCTTTTTTTATAATATTGGCATATCCTTCCATCTGCCACGGTTCAATTAAACTTATATCTAATTGCCTAATTGATTTGCAAATGTAAATTAATCTATCTGATTGATTCATTTGTTCATCTGCCATGATTAACAGTTCTATAAATGTCTTACCGTCTATTTCTGATTTTAGCGAATGCCTTGTCATCAATTTAAATAACAAAAATAAACATAAAGTAAGTAAACAAACAATAGTAATTAATAATAGTTGTTGTAGTTCCATTTTTTAATATTTAATGAGTTGGGTATATACATGTGTTATAAAGAATTGATGTTATCAATATATTCGTCAATTACCTTTATAACGTTTCCAAGTGCTTGAAATTTGCCAAATTCAAACATCTGCATAACTCTAATTTTAGGGTTGTCTTTTTCTTTTTCATACTTTTTATATTTTTCAGAATGTTCTTTCTTTTTTTGACATACATCATTTCTTAATCTCAATAGATATATTACACTATCTGGCGGCTCATGGTTTAATTCTAAAACTTCTGCCATTGCTAAATTACCATCCATAATATAAACTCTTTATAACACGGTGTAAAATGACCATGCTGTTAACAGCCGTTTTAATTTGAATCATTTTCGCTTGCACGGCATTTACACAAGCGTTAAATAATCTTACTCATCTGGCCATCATCTACAAATATTCTGATAGGTGAAACATAAACATTTAATCCAATAATTGCATCATCATTATTAAATGCTATATTAGTTGTAACTTGTTCAGGATTTTTGTTTTCTTGAACTATTCCTATCCATTTATGATTTCCAGAATCAAAGCTACCATTATCCATTACAAAACCTGCTTTCCTAAATGCTTTATCCATTAAATCATATAGAGTTGTTTCCTGTAACTTCCCATCTATATCTTTTATATATATTTCCATAATATAAATTTAATCATTTAAATTTAAGGAACCAATAAAATTATTATCTCTATCAGATTCATCTTTTATTTTACAGATTTCGGCAAGTTCCTTTTCGCCTTCATCTACTAAATTCTTTAATAACTTTATTTTAGCTACTCTTCCATCATTTATTACCTGGAACTTGTATTGATGCCTTAATTCAGATAATGCTTTTAATTTTTGAATTATTATGTTATTTTCCATTTTTTAATATTTTAATGTTAGGGTTGTGGACATATAGATGTTAACGGTTATTTAAGATAGGTATTGCGCCAAATATAGCAGAAGCAGTTCCAATCAACATTACCCACCAACATTTCATAAATACTTGCATTTGTGTTAATTCTGGATTCATTGTCCAATATACAAACGGTGTTAATATACATACTACAAAAACAACCGTTAACAAAATGTATAGCGCATTGCGCAAGCCTTTTAATAATTTTTTCATAATATTTAAAGTTTTTAATTATTAATAAAATTTCTACGTATTCGATGGCGCAACGAACGCCATACATAAATCGTTAATCATTTATATATAAATTAATAATATCATTTTCATTAAAAAATATAGACCATATCATTAATGCCATGCTTAATTTAACCAATAAACTAAATGCATAACTAAATGACAAGTCAGAACAATTACCAATTACTTTAATTATTGATTGTTCTGGTTGCTCAGTTTTTAAGGATAAAAATTTTACATTTATTTTATTTTCATTCATGGCAATTTTAACCTTCAATGCAAGGTATTTAATTATTGTTATTTGTTTTCCTGTCATATCCCTATGTTTTTAACATTTATTATTTCATAATTTATCATCTTTGGGTGTTTGACTCTTAGATGAGTTGTAAGAACTTTTTTCGCATGCGTTAAGTCTATCACTTTATCAATGTTAATTGATTTGTCTATGCGCTTGTTTTTGTACTTTAAACGGTAATTAATTGATAGTTTCATATCTATAATTTATTAATCAATAAATTTTGTACTCTTTACCTGAATTACTATTTCATCCCTTACATTGTCTATTACATCTAACTGTATAGACTCTTGCTCTTCTATTGGAAGTTCTTTAAACTCTTTATATGTCATTCCAAAACAGTCTTCAATGTCAATTACATCTACCGTTAATTGTTCCCAGCTTATTATAAATTTTGTCTTCATTTCATTTCCTTTTAAATTAAACATTAATTGTTTGTGATGTAAAGATACAGCCTTTCGGAACTGGAAACTATGATATTTATCATGTTTTTGAATTGTTTGTGTTAATAAGTGTTAAAATTATTTTAAGTTGGGGATATACAGATGTTAGCGGTTATTGGTGAGATATTAAACCACCTGCGTTATTTGGGTCTAAATACAAGCGTTCACCTTTTTTAAAATCTGAGGTGTTAACATCCGTAATAACATGCTCAATTTGTGGTTTCATTCTTAATAACCTCCTAATCCATCCACATTTTAATTTGCATCTACCTACCTGTAGTACGAAGTCATTTTCATCTTTTATATAGCAAAGTTCGCCCTCTTTAAATGCTATTCCTGTATTGTTTTTAACCTTAATTAACTTTTCCATATCTATAAGTAATAACAACCGCTAACAAGCGGTCATAGTTAATAAAGCCAATTAAGTTTTGTTCGTTGTAGGTTGCAGTGTGGGTGGCTTTACTAACCATACCGCCAGCCGTTAGCGGTAATGCTAATCAGCCTTAAATGAGTTTAATATTTCAATTATCTGTAATCGCTTCTTAAACATCTCACCACTATTAATATTTGGTGTTACTGGGCAAAAATAGCTAATCAATAGCGGTATAAATTCATTTAGCAAAGCACTATCGTTCAAATTAAATAAACCCAATAACTCACCTGCTACGGCTTCATTATTGTATCCATATTTTTTACCGTCTTTTAGTATTTTAATGATTTGTTCTTTCATTTCCTTTTAATTTAAACATTAATTGTTTGTGTTGTTTTATTACTTGCTAAAAATTCGGCTCAATACCTTCTGTATAATCAAAGGGCATGGAACTACTTAAACTATTTAATTCTTCAAATGGAAGCTCTCCTATATATGACCATTCAGTATTTTTGTAAAAAGATGTTGAACCCAAAGCACCATTCCTATTTTTTGCTATTATCACATCAATTAAATTAATAACGCTTTGACCTTCATAATCTTCGTGTATCCCATAATACTCAGGCCTATGAAGAAACATAACTACGTCCGCATCTTGTTCGATATTCCCAGAATCCCTTAAATCTGACAGTATTGGTCTTTTGTCTCCACTTCTTTGCTCAACAGCTCTACTCAATTGCGCCAACGCTATAACTGGACAATCACATTTTTTTGCCAATCCTTTTAAGTTTTTAGAAATATGACCTACTTTGTCATTCGTTGAATTGCCACCACCTGAGTGATTAATCAATTGTAAATAATCAACAATAATTAAACCGATTTTACCTTTCGACAATTCTTTTAAACTTGATGCTCTAATTTGCTCAACCGTTAAACCTGAATCATCATTAATAATAATTGGTATTTTTGCAAAGTTACCAGATTTATTTAACAATGAATCCCATTGATACGATTCTAAATTACCAGCCTGTAAATTATTACTATTAATATTCGTTTCTAAAGATATAGCTCTATCGACTAACCTTTCTTTTTGCATTTCAAGACTAAAATACAACACTTTCTCACCTTCTAAAGCGGCATTTTTCGCAAACAATAAACTTATAGCAGTCTTACCCATTGACGGCCTAGCAGCTAATATAATCAAGTCCCCAGATTGCCAGCCATTAGTAATTTTATTTAGTTTTGAATGGCCTGTGTTCTTCCCTAATAATTTGCCTGGTTCAACAGACTCATAAGTTTCTAGTCGTTTTTTTACTACTTCATAAATGTGTGTAGTATCACCACTTGCAATATTAAATAAATCTTCAAGTGTGGTTGTAACTTTAATGTTTGTTTCTTGAATGTCGTTTGACCGGTCAGATAGTTTTACAATCTCTTCATTAAATAAAGTGATTAAATGTGTCCGGATGTAATTCTCTTTTAAAATTCTGATATGCTCATCATAATTATAACCGCTTGCAACTTCACTTGTTAAGCTTGCGATATAATAAGCTCCGCCAATTTCTTCTAATTCTGTTTTACTAAAAGCGTTTACAACAGTTAATAAATCTATCTTGTGCCCTTTGGTGTATAAGTTTTTAATACAATTGTAAACTAGCTTGTTAACATGTGTAGTAAACAAATTACTATCCATTTCAGATATAACTTGTTCCTGATATTCTGGAATAGCTAAAATAGTTCCTAGTAATATTTTTTCGGTTTTATCTATCATAATATTTGTCCAGGTGGCGGTGTATAAACTAACTTTTCTTCATGATTGCCATTTGTTTTTGCAATCCAATCATTTTTAAATCCACTCCAGTTATTCTCAGTGGCTTTTTTTATACATTCATTGGCCGTTAATTTTGAAAGTTCTATTTGTTTTTTTATTTGATTGTATGCTGTTTCTGTATTAGTTGCTTTTTTTGTTTTTCTGACTTTTAACCAATCTTCAATAATTTGTTTTTCTACTCCTAGATTTAAAAATTCTTTCCTGAAATTAAAAACAATATTTTTATTATCTTCTTTTTCTTTTTCATTATCCTTTACATTATCATTATCATTATCATTATCGGCTTTTTTGGGTTTGCTTGGGTTTTTTGGGTTACCAGATAACCCAGTGGGTTTTTTTGTTTCATCTGGGTTTTTAGGTCTACCACCCTTAGCTCCATTGAGTTTATTACGTTCGACTATCTTTTCGTATTTTACATTATCAAGTCTAAATTGGTTCTTGAAAAACATAAAAGGCATGTAAATACGGCTTGTATTTGTTGGTTCAATACCTTCTATTTGGTACATGAAAATAGCATCAAATAATAATCCTTTATCTTCAACAGACAATTCCTTAATAGGATCATAAAATGACTTGTAAAGTAAAAATGATTCTTTCATATGACTATTTTTGTTTAATGACTATTTTAATAGAAGTAGTGGTGCAGGATAGTCTAACCTTTTGCATCGACACCGCTAAGTGTGAACACCACAACAAAGATAGTGAATTTATATCAATTCAATGAATTTATTTTTAGAAATAATATAAAAAAGTTTACTATTATGTGGTAGGTACTCATCTATTGAATGATCTAAAGCTTCGTTAATTTTTCTTAAAAACACTTTATCCCTGCCATTTAGTTGGTTCTCGATTAAATTGTAATTTATTCTTAATACTTGAAATTTATCATTATTGTATGAGCTAACTATTTCAGCATCTATTTTAATAAATTCAGTATATCTTGTATTAACATGTGTTACCTCCCCGTCATTGCATTTATTTCTAAATTTACATGAATCACAAGGGGCTTCCTCGTGGTATTCGTTCATTAAACATTCATGTTTATATTCTTGAGAATATCTACCAACACCAATAGTAACTTTAACATTATCAAACTCCTTAAACTTAGACGTTTTAAAAGGGCATTTTAAGGAAAATTGCTTCAAGTCATCAGTATAACTAATGCCTTTGTGATTTTCCTTAACAAAATTTATAAAAGTTTTTCTGATTTGACAACCTTTCCTGTTGCCGCAATTACCGCAATTTATTGAAATCTTTGCCATAGTTTTATTTATTAATGTTTTTCATTTTCAATTAAGCTCATCAACCTCAAAGCAATAACAGAATAAATCTTCCAATGCTTCTTTTATTTTGGCTAACTCTTCATCTGTAAAACATGGTTTAACATGATTTCGTAATCTGTTGTTAAACATATCTGTAGACATTCCGATTGACCTAGCTAATTCACTTTTATTTATTAATTTGTGATTAAATTTCATACTTTTTCAAATTTACAATGTTATTTAATTTAAAATAATCTTAATTGTCTTTTATGTAAATCAAAGGCGTTTAATCCATTATTAAAGTATTCCGTGTCGATTTCTATTATATCAAGTTCAAAGTCTTCTAAATCGGCTGCAATAGCGTGTGTATGGCTTCCTCCGTGGGTGTCTAATATCTTAAATCCTTCCTTTGCAAACTCTTTTAATATCCATCGATAAAGTATTATTGGTTTTTCTGTCGGGTGTGTTCTTTTCTTCCCTTTAAGTCCAATAAATCCGCAATATGGTATTTTAACCTTTTTAGCGGCAATATTAAAAGAAGTCCAAGCAAGCTCAAAATCGCTAAATGATACACCTTCAGGCACGTCTTTATCCCAACATATCCAGCACATGCTTGGAGGCAAATGCTCTGTCATGTAATTACCACCAAAAACTATCTGGTTTTTAGAAACCCTAAACAATTCTGCATAATATTCTGGAGGCGGTATCTTTTTATCCCAATCTTTCTTCTCATACCTTGCTTTTTCTCCTTTCTTTTTGCCCATGTTCATATTTACGCTTATCCCATAAGGTGGATCAACTATTGACAAATCGTAGTAATTATCAGGCTTAGTTTTCATAAACTTATTACAATCTCCATGCACGAAATTTATTTTGTCTCTATTTATTATTTCCATTGTATTTCTAAATTAAATTCATATCCTTAGTTATCACTTGCATCTTTCTTCTTGAATTTTAATATTTTTAATTAACTCTTTTTCAATATCTACATTATTATGAATCAATAAATTCATAGTTACGCATATCAGATCAATTGCCTCTTGTTTATAATTATTCTGTTTACCTTTAATTAATTTAAGTAGCTCAGTCGAAAGTTCCCCTTTTTCTTCATTAATCTTATTTGAGAACTCATAAAGTTCTGTGTTAGGTGTTATCAAGCCACGTTTAACTATGGCCTGATAATGTTGTTTGAATAGTTTTTTCATATAGGATAATGTATTTGTTCGTAATTGTAAACTTTGTCAGATAAGGCCTTTATTTCATCTCCATAATCATTCCCATAATTTATCTCCATATCACAGAGATAGGCTAATCTTTTTAAGGACTTTTTGTACTCAACAAATTTTAAAATATTTATAAAAATTGATTCTACCTGAAATCTTGTTTGTTTGTCATTATCAATTAATTCTTTTATTCGTCTCCATCCGTAATAAACTGTTGAACGGTCATACTTTCTATCTCCTTTGCTAATAAATTCACCGATTTTTTTCTGGCTTAATTTGGTTAATTCGAGACAAAAATAAGATATGTACTTTCGAGCTAAAACAATTTCTTTCCTTCTTGACATTGATTTTAGCAAATCGATATGTATGTTTAATGCTGCCAGGACAAAATTTTCAATTTCATCATATTTTAAAATTGGGATATATCTATCTAAATTCATAGTTTTTTTTATTTTAAAAAATATACGTTGATATGGTGTTGTGTGTATATAAGTGTTGTAGTGCATTTAGAATCCAATCATCGTTGAATCTACTGGTGGGTAGTACCACATCCATTTAGTTTCGTTCTCTGGCTCGTCATAGTCAACTAAGGTGTCAGTGTGGAAACGCCACTGCATACTTTCAAAGCAAAAATAAGCCACCCCTTGCACGTTATTTTCGTCAATTATGCAAACATCTTCACTAAATGTAATATCGTCTTTACTTTGTTTAGGCTTATTTTTTTCGGGGTCAAATAAACGCACTACAACATTATGTAAAGTGCATGGCTGTTCGGTTTTTGAATTTTTTGTACTCATATCAATCATTATTTAAGTTTTAAAACTATGTAGCTTTTATTAGGCAGCCACGACACCATACATTTAACGTTAGCCGTAATTAAAAGAAACATTCCACCAATGAATCAACGGCAGGTTTTAATACTTTAAAATATTCAGCTTTTTCGGGTCTTATATCGCCTTCTTCAATTCCATACCAAAACAATATTGGCAAAGGTATTTCTAAGTAATTTGCAATTTTTTGTAATACTTCGGTGCTTGGTTGTTTTTGGTCATTCTCAATTTGGCTCAAATAGGTTTGAGTAATGCCAATATTTTGAGCAAATAATTCTTGAATTTGTCGAGCTTTATTTACTCTAAGTCTTTTAATTGATTGTCCTAATTTCATATAATTATCGTTTTAAATTTAACCAAAGGTAATATATATTTCTAATAATACAAATTTAATTGATAGATATTAACTACGGCTAACAATGTATAAAAATAATAGCCGTTTCGGTGGTAATTTTAAAGTATCGTGCAACGTTGTAAAGTCCAGTAGGTTGATAGTTTTTCGCTCGCAATCGGCTACTATTCTTATACCAACGGTAGGCACAATAAAAATTACTTGCCTTTCAGTATCTCATTTTGCTCTACCACATTCCAAAATAGAAGTCATCAAATCAAACTTCCATGTACTTTTCATGAAATGATTAATATTATCATACTTTTTATGAACTCTTTTCATATTATCAACACCTGTCCGTTTTACCATATAATAATATTCTGCACTTTTTAAATAAACAGGTTCTAATTTATCTAAAATTTTAAAAAGTATTTCCTTGTACTCATTGTCGATAATATACCCATTTTCATTGCATCTAATGAATATTTTTGTTATCTCGTATAAATTGCCTTGCTGCACGTCTCTAAATTCGTCAGTGGTCATGTAATTGCGCTTTATCTTATCACAAAAATTTGCTTTATGGTCAAATTGTTCATGTTGCTCTGTTTCTCTTTTATCGAGAAAAAATTTATTTGATGCTCCCATAGTTATTTTTTTGCGTATGTGAATACTCTATCTCTCGTTTTTAAATTTATAATAGCTAATCCAGTTATTATTCCTTTTTCAACCTTTATTGCTTCTACTTCAAATTTGTCAAAAGTCGAATATTTATCACCTCGTTTTTCAATCTTCATCTTATCTTTATTGATGTAGATAAATGGAGCTGTATAAAGTTCCCGACCTATCCCCCAATTAAAACAAGCACGTTTAAACGAATCGCTTGCGAGTCCTTTTGCCTTTTCTGTGAAGCTTTCAGCTCCAGTATCTTCTTTTTGTACCCATTCCTTTTTTTCAGTACAGTAAATCGAAACTATACAATTTGCATTGTCTTTTAAATGATGTCTTTGCCAGTGCATATTGCCTACTGTTTCATCAAGTATGTTCATATCACATCTTGCATTCTTATAAAGCAAAAATGATGCACCTTTTTCGGTTATAGATGCAACTCTTATTTCAATTTCATCTGGTTTTAAATCTCTAAACATAGTTGTATTTTTATTGGTTATTTATTTCATCTATTAAGAGGGCTAATTGCTCTCTAATGTCTTGTAATTTTATTCCCGGTTCACCTGATAATTTAAATAATTCAGCTAATAAGTCGGTAACTATATCAGCATTACCGTTCAAACATATATATTTTATTTCAATTCTTAATTCTTCCAGTAACTTCATAATATCGCTTTTGTCTTACAAATATAACTATTAATAAATTGAATAAACATGATAAAAGTCATGGTTATAATAATATTTCTGCAAATGTTATTTAGCTAATTCTTTTGCTTTATCGTATACTAGCCATGTTCTTGTTCTTACTGTGTATATAAACTCTTCATGTTCATTTTCTGAATACATGTATGCTGCAGCATCGAATAATCCTTGTTCTACAACACATACTAAGTTCTCTTTAAATCTTTCATCTGTAATTACTGCGCCATCATTAATTAATGCTTGTACTTTACCAAGGTTTGGCAAAATTTCACCTTTACTATTTTTATTAATATAAAGTCCCATAATTGTAATTTATTTAGTTAATTTTTAATTATATTGCATTATACAAAGCGGCTGCATGGCACAATTTCAAAGCCCGATTGTTTTTTACTGGAAACGATATAAACCGTTTTGTTTCTTATGCCGCTTTGGGTTTTTAAATCTCAATCCTTTTGCCATTAACCATAAGCTTATTGTCAATTATGGTTAACTTAGCATTGAATTTTAATAATAGGTCTTTAAGTTCAATTTCAAAACTTAATAAATCCATCCTTTTTGCTATCATTCTGCTCTTTTGTACTTGTTTTCTTGTCATTGTGCTCCTCCCTTTGAATTTGTTTTTTTACTCTGCGTTTATTCCTTTTAGATAAATTAAAGGAACTTAAAATAATTTCAAATCTTGACATCCTATTTAATTTAAGTTAAAAAAATAGTAACTATTAAAAAAAATATACCTGATATAATGCTTAATAATAATAAAAATTCTAATATTGATTTTAGTGCTTTCATAATTATAATTTATTTAGTTATTTTTTATTTTGTTTCGAAACTTTTTTGTTTAGTGCTTTTGCCTGTTCATCAATTAGCTTAGTTTCTTTTGCTAATTGCTGTAAGTTTTTTAGTAGATTTTTCATAATTTTTTGTTTTTAGTTTCATAACTGAAGCCCATCGGCTGATAAACCTCGGCAAACTTTGTTACTGCAGTTGAAAAATTAGCCCAGGCACTTATCACTTTTGGGCTTAGTTCTTTAAGTTCTTTATTTGTGGTACTTACATTGGCTTTAATTGCTGCCATTTCTGAATGATTCATTAATTTTGGTGTTTTCATAGTTGTAAATTTTAATGATTGATACTATTTTTTTCAATGAATGATTTTAAAATACTGATTCTTAATTTTAAACCATTTAATTCTTCATTCATATCTTTAAATGATTTTACAGTTTCAGAATATGGAAACTGCCCTTTAAAGTCCCCGATCTCGTAATTACTTTTAACTACTCTATATAGGTCGAAAGGTATCATTATGGACTTGCCATTTATGAAATTATAAAAGTCCACGGAAATTATAGTTATTCTCTTTTTATGAGAATTTGAAAATGTTACATTTTTTATAAATCGGTATTTTATGTCAATCCCGAATAAATGCTCATATAATTTTGCATTTTTTATAACAAGCCGTTTTAACTTGGTTTTTGTGACAATATTAAAATTTTGGAAGGATTGGTTTATGCTACCTTTCAAACTAGCTTTTAAAAAATATTTGTCTATAAACTTATTTGTTAATTTTAAAGTATCCATAGCTTTTTTATTTATTAATGTACTGTAAAGATACAGCCTTTCGGAACTGGAAACTATGACATATGTCATGTTTTTGAATTATTATTGTTAATAAGTGTTAAAAGTTTTGCTTTTCAAATGGCCAATATTCTTACAATATCCATTGTGCTTCATTTGCCAGCACTATTTAGTGTTTCTTCAAGCAATTCGTTATATAGGATGTTGCATTTATTCCTCTGTTCTTGCCAATCATTAAATAAATTCATAAGGTCGTAATTTTCAGTTTGTAAAATCATACCCATCAACTTGACTTCTAATTCATTTAGTTTTGATACTTGTGATTTGTGTTGTTCTTCTAATTTTGTCATAATATTTAATTATTAGTTTGGTATATACAGATGTTAGCGTTAATGCTAAGTACGCTCTATTGGTCGCCATTCTACAATATGCGAAATAATACTATCATCTTTTTCGGCAAAATCACAGAATTTACTTCCGTCAATTATACCTTCATAAGTTCTAGCTATATAAATATTTCCAAATTTATTTTTTGCTAAAACAAAATCACTTCTTTTCCCATCCCATTCGCCAGTTTCATAAGCCAATGGGCTTTCATCTTCTGTTTTTATCCATTCATTTGCAAAATTGAATCCTTCCCTAAAATGTGATACATAATCCCCAGAGAAATAATAATCATCATCTCTTTGATATACTTCTTTTTCTGCTTCTTTTACTGTTTTCATTTTTTTTAATTATTAGTTGGGTCGTTCTTTACTATTTTCATCCGCAAAATCCTCCATCATTGCAAGTAGCGTATCAATTTTATTTAAGTCTGGCTCTTCCTTTTCAATCTCTTCTTTTGCGTTTAAATACAACATGTGCATATAACTTTTATGTCCTTTGAAGCCAAATACAGTACTTATCGTATGTTGCATTTCAAAAGCTGCCACGCTAATAGTAAAAAACTTACGTAGTGCATCAATTTTATTAAGTATATTATTCATAGTATTTAAGTTTTGTGTTTCAAATCCGTAAAATTACATGCCATACCAAAACAGTTATATTAAATTGTGAAATCCTTAATAATTATTTCAATATTTAATGCTTTTGCAACTTTTTCTACACTCTCAATTGATGCAGTACCTTTAAACACATTGTTAATTGTGCTTAATGATAGGCCTGCAACTTCTGCAAGTTCATATTTCTTTATCCACATGTCAGATATTTCTATTTGATGGTTAATTGCTTTTAATAAATGTTCTTTTGTTTTCATTTTTTAATTGTTAGTTGTGTATATACAGATGTTATGCGCAATTAGAGCCACTTACTAGCAACGCCAATTATTCGAAACGTAAATTTAAGTATTTGTATAAATTCATTAATGTTAGTTATTTCATTCATATTTTCATAAATAGCATTAGCCATAATTACCTCTTTCTCCGTTTCAAAAGCTAGGTTACTAATCATTTCAATAGTTGAATGATAATATTTAATCTCTCCTTTATCCCATTTTATTGATATATGAGGGTAATCATTTTTAAACGTGTCTGCAAAATGGCTTCTTACCATCATTCTCTCATTAAGGTTAAGACCTTTTTCTTCTAATAAATTCCATGCTTTGTCGTGAGTTTCTTGGTTCATAATTTTAAGAATAAAAGCGCATAACAACAGCTATAAATAATAGCGGTTTTAGTGCCATACGCAAGGTTTGTAATATTAATTTAATTCATCTCGTTTTGATAATTTGTGCTATTTATCCGCTACTATTCATAGCCAAACGTTATACATAATCGTAATTTTTTTTAGTTCTTTAATATTATACTGAATAATAATCATCTGATTTTAAAAATTGTTTCCAATCATTCTCAGTGTTCATTTCTTCGCTATCAAATTCCTCTTTGCTCATTTCGATAGTTCTATATTTTGCAAATACTTTACCATTAAAATATTTTCTGATAGTAAAAGTTCTCTTACTTTGATTAGCTGCTACTTTGATTATTTCATTTAAAGTTCTCATAATTTCTAAGTTTTAAATTTTAAATTAAATTACCGATACACCAAATAATAACTGCTAAACTAATTATTATTACATCAGTAGTTAGCATTACTCTTGTAACGTTCCGTTTAAAACACAATCTAATTAGGCTTATTATTCCTAAAATGTAAATTGTCCATATTATTAATTCAATTATTCCCATGGCTATATTTATCTCTATTTTTATTTATATTTTTAATTTGAATATCAGCATCTTTTATTAATTCAGTAGTTTTTTCTTGAGCTAATTCAAGTTTTTTAATTATTATTTCTAAGTGTCTCATTCGTATCTTTTGATTGTTAATTATAGTGTAAATATATACATTATTTCTAACGTTTAAGTCATTATGGCTAGTTGTATTGTGTTAATAAGTGTTAAAAGGTTAGGGGGTTGGGTATATACAGATGTTACGCACAAGCTTTCTTGAAGCATTGTAGCCATAAATTACACCACATTATTTGTATGTCAATACTTATGTGGTAATCGCTATGTCCAGTATTTTTAAATACTCTTAACATTATCCCAAAATCATCCCACTCCCAAATTATGCAAGGTTTACAAAGCCAGTGCATAACACGCAATATAAAATATTTTTGACGTGGTGGTTTTTTGAATAATCTACTATTTTTATACTTTTCTGCTAAATTCATAAGTTATACATTTTAATTAAAAACATTTCATATTGCCATTCGTTATGCCTTATTTGCCAATCCACGCCTATGAAAATCATCCTGTATCAAAAATTCAGTTGTCAATATATCTCCATTGCTTATTTGTATCTGAAATTTATTACAGTATTTTAATCTAATTAACTGTATTATTTTACCGCCCTTTCTTCCAAATCTATCAGTCCATTGGGGTACTATTTCACCTAATCTAAATCCGTAAAGCTTCTTTGTCCGTGTCATTATTCAAGTTTTATACCATTATTGTACTGTAAAGATATACATTATTTATTAACTCTTTCGCATATAGAATGAATTATTTTATATGATATTTATCATGTTTAGAATTAAATATAATGGGTAATTGTATTATTAATTTAATTGGTTGGATTGTAGACATGATGTTTGTCATGTTTTTGATTAATAATATAAAAAAAACCTGTACTATGAATACAGGCTTGTTATAAAGCGGGAAACCACCCCCGCCAAAATCAACTATGAAAACTATGAAAAATTTAATCTAAAATATCATTCTTATTATGCTTTTTATGTCTACGATGTTAGATAATGTTCCTAAACCTAACAATATTAAACCAACCATCCATTTATATTTTTTTACTACCCGGATAAAGTCGGTATCTTCCTCTAACTTAGTTACTCGCCCATTTGTTTTTGTTACCTGAATTAATACTGATTCAAGTTTAGCAACAATTACTTCAAAGCCGCTATTCATTTGCACAATTACGCTGTCTAATCGCTGGTTAAATGAGTCATGTTCTAGTTCATCTCGTGTCTTTTCTTCCATAATAATTAATTGACTTTTCAATGATAATAATTCATTTATCAAAGAATTTATTTTTTTTATAATTATTTCTCTTTTTCTTCGTAAAAATGCCCTGTAAAAATACTCAAAAAAACTTAATCCTAAAAATATTCCTGCTAATATTTCGATTTTGAAAATCCATAAATACTTCCCAATAAAACTGCTATAATAAAAGACATCTGGAACCATGCGCTACCACTAATAAATAAAACACTGTTATTAATTTTTGCCATGTAGCAGATATTCTCATAAACCTCAATTAAATTCCAAATAATCAAACCAAATAATATCAACCTCGATGCAATTTTTTCTTTTTTTGTTAAAATGAATATAAATAAAGATGTTATTAATGTTGATGCACCTATCGCATTTGTTAAATATCCAACAGGTGCATTAAAGTTGACAACCTCATTAAATGGAACCTCAGCAAATAACATTAAAAAATATTCGCAAAAAACTGTAGTCGAAAATAATGTTAAAGCTATCCAATTAATTCTTAGATAATTCATTTTTTAATTCTTTTATCTCATTCTCAAGAATTGCAATTTGTTTAATTAAATAAGTTACTATCTTATTATCTCGAATTTCCTTGCTTTCATTAATATCAAATGTTTCACTTAATTCTAATGTTAGCTCTGTTGTTATTTTGGCCACGTTTGGTGGCAATTGCTCTACTCTTGGCATAATTCTATTTATTAATGATGTTAGTGTGTAATTTGTTACCTATTGTAATTTAATTATTTTTTTACTATTAAAGGTAGTTCATCTATATTAATATACTTATTTTTTTTCTTTGGCTTCCAAATTGCACGAATAATAATATTAGTTGCTATTCCAGACAAAGCAGTAAAAGCAAAATCTGAATAAGAAAAGTATCCAGTATTAAAAGTATCATAAAACTCCTTGCTTGCAGCTCCTGTAATTGCTATTAGTGAGGGTGCAATTGGGTTCATCTCTTTGTATGAATATTGGCCAATCGTATACATCCCACTTGAAAGAACTATACCAGCTCCAACATGATAGTATTTATCTTGCTTTATTTGAGCGTTTAAAGTAAAAGAAAATAGAAATAATATAGTTATTAGTTTTTTCATAATTATGTTATTGTCCAACCATTTGTAATTAGGTTATTATAAGCCGTGTCACTGGCACTTGTCCTTGCGGTGTTTCCTGTTATTATTTCTAAAGTTCCATTTATCCAACCTGTCCCGTCTAAATTTATAAGTTGATTATCGTGTTCAGTTGCAGAAAGAGAATTGTTTTTAAAATCAATTTCAGCAGGTGTAGATGTTGCGTAAACTGATAAATCTATATTAGGTAAAGCGCATCCATCCATGTCAAAATTATTTAAACTTCCATTCCCCACAGATGCAAGTGTTATCCCTGTCATTAATGAATTAAACCTCCAAATAACATTTGTGCCTGTAGGTACATTTGAAGCATTTACTGTGCCTGTGATATTACAGCTATATGCGTAAAATGTTGAAGTCAAGGTGTTACCTGAGCTTGCAAAGGTTATTCCTGTTAATAAAGAGTTAGAATGAGAATCGAATACTACACCAATAGGCACGTTAGATAAATTTAAAATTCCTGTTAAATTACAGCTATAAACTTTAAAATCACTTACTAATGAGTTCCCTGAGCTTGCAAAGGTTATTCCTGTTAATAAAGTGTTAGAATACACTTGGAACAATCCTCCTATCGGTACATTTGATAAATCTAAAACACCAGTTAAATTATTAGTATATAACCTAAATGCAGTAACTTTTACATTTCCTGAGCTTGCAAATGTAAGAGTTGTTAATGAAGAATTAGACCTAATTTCTACGCTTCCTCCTATTGGTACATTTGATAGATTTAATGATGTAATTGCCGTAAATCTTATAATTAAATTATTTACTATACCATTACCAGAAGTTGCAAATATAATTTCTGTTAGCCCTGCGTTTGAATATGGTCTAAATATTCCACTAATAGGGGCTAATGACATATCTAAAACTCCTATATATAAATTGGTATTTATGTTAAATTCAGTTAATAATCCTGTTTTTAGTCCTGATATAAACGTAATCCTTGAATTATCAGCTACAAATTTAGTAATACCTAGTAAATCCCCTGTAATCTCAGCAATATAAGTTCCTGCTAAAGTGTAAGTATGCGTTAACTCAATACCACTTACAAAATTTTCTGTAGCACTTCCATCCTTCCAATCAATTGTAAGTGTACCACTGGCAAAAGTTAAGTTAATGCCAGCAGTAAACCCAGCAGTTGGCGTCATTGTGATTTTAATAGCATCTGCTGATACTTTTTGAGATAATAAACCAATAGGATAAGTAATCATAATTTAAAATATTACCTGTGTCCATCCACTTGATACTTCTGCCTGAAATTGCGCAATAGTATCTATATCTACATTCCTATCTACAACAGTAGGTGTAGCCCCACCAAATGAAGAAAAAATGATTAGCATTTCAGAACCTTTTAAATATTTAGAAACTGAGTTGCCTATTGGATTTGATAAGAAATAAATTTCATCATTCGTATCTTTTTTCCATACTTCTGCTGAAACATCAAACCAGTTTTTGAAAGCTTTTACTTCCACTGATGCAGTTTCATCTAAAGTAGTTCTATTTGGCAAACCATCAGGCAGCAAATCGCCTAATATAGCAACATCCGCTTTAATAGCTAACAAATATTCTTCCACTTCACCACCAGCAGTTAATATCTGGTTGATTTGTCCTAATGTCAACAATAAATCGCCTTCTACAATAGTATTGCCATTGCTTGCTGTTCTGGTTAAATCCGAACGCCCGACTAATAAATCATAATAAAATGATTCTAATGTTCCGCCTGTTTGGATAGAAGTTGTTGGTACTGTAAATTTCATGTTTTTTATTTTTAAGGTGCTATTGTGTTAATTGTATAATGTACATCAGAGTTGGCATTTACAAATACTGTTATTGTGTTGTATGCTGTATTAGTATTATCTAGTGCAGGTGAATTATCATAGGCATCGCCAAAAGTTGCACCTATTGTTATAGTCGGTGGAGTTGCAGTGTTAATGTATAAATCTATTACATAAGTTCCTGGCAATAAATTTGATAATCCTATTGTAGTATCAGCAGTAACAGCCATGTACTGATTATTCCCGTTATTACCATCAAATGTAGTTGATGCTGCAAATGTTTGTATATGGTATCCACCGTGAGCCTGCCCATTAACTACTAAGTTTCCCGTTAATGTTAATAAGGTTTTTGTTATTGTATTTGCTAAATCTAATTCTATTTGCTCATTACCGGCAGGCAGTAAAATAGCCTTTAGTAAATTTGATGTAACAGCTAACTTGTCAGTTAAATACGAATTGGTTGTATCGGTTGCTGATATTCTTACCTTATCATCTAATCCACCGCCACCAGAAGCACCACCACCACCAGTTCCACCTATTAATCTTGTTCTATTATCAAGTGTGCTTATTTCTGTCCATGTAGCACCACCCCCACCAGTTCGAGCAACTACAATTGTATATAATTTAAATAATACACCTTCGGTAATTATGTCATTTGGTGCAACATCATAATTAGATGCATCTGTTAATGCTTCGGCTGCAGAAGAATAATAACCTAATGGTCTAGTAACTATAAGCTTATCACTTGAAGCTAAAGCCCCACCGGACCCGCTGTTTTGCATTCCATAAACAGGAAGCCTATAATAAGCACCATTAACCGCTAAAGAGACTCCTAAAGCGGTTTGTATAATACTAGCTAAATCTGTAACAGTTTCATAAGTTGCTGTGTTTGTTGTATCGTTATAAATCGAATATTTAGTACCATCCTGTAAATCAAATGAACTCTTATGTGCTTGCATGGCAATACCCGCTGTTGTGGCTATTGTTATGCTTGGTGTTGAATTTACTACCACTGTGGCATCTATACCACTTGTATAAGTTGTGCCAAGCTTATCTCTTGAGATATCAGCCATCCAGCGATTAAACCCGTCATCCACTCCATTATCAGGTGCATCATTGTATCTTCTCCATTTGTATACACCCTCTGTTAATGTTCTGGTTACATTAAATAAAGATGCTTTCCCTATTGGCGCTAACTCATCAGAAGTAGCAAGGGTTGAAACCTTTAATTCTGGGGTTGTTCCGTTTAACCAAACATAAATATAATTCTCAAACAAAGTGGAAGCATCAACACCCGCAACTAAAGCAGCAAAAGCGCCATTATTTGGCCCTCCTCCGGATGTTGTGTTAAGTAAGTACCTTGTTCCATCTAAAATAAAAGCTAAATCCTTTAATGGGGCGTTTTGATTAGTGACTTCTATGTAAACAGTTCCACCTGATTCGTAAAATTCTACTGCTGGTGTCTCAACTACAACACCATTTAAAGTTCCTTCAATGTTTACAGTTGTATCTGAGCCGCTAAATGCTAAAGTGTCAACACCTATTACTCCCAAAGTAGCATGTGAAATCAAACAAACCCCAATTCTAACCGGATAATTTGGTGCTTTTGGTCTAACATTTGTCCACCCTCCTAAAACTAAAGGATTTCCATAAACGATATCGCCAGGTGTTAAGGCGATTGTGTTTAAATTTCGTACAGCTCCATATCTTACAGCGTATCCAGGGTTTCCGTTTATAGTTTCGATGGTCATTAACCCAAAACCTCTAATAGAACTATCTATATTTGAGCTATCTAATAATTCAACCTGAAGACTTGCACCAACAGCCCCAGTGACCGAAACAGCGACACCATCTAATAATGTTGCTCCTGTATCATTGACTAATCGTGCTCTTAGTTCTTCGCCTAATTGTAATGAAATACCTTCAATGTCATTATAAGCTGACCATGTATTTTCTGTTGAATCATAAAATAATCTAGCTATCTTATAACTTGGTGGTGTTGCTTGCGGTGTGAAATCAAGCCAGTCAAATACACTTGCAATTGCTTGTACTAATGTTTTGAAATATGACCATAACATATTTTTACCACCAGATACTGAAGGTTGCCCAAATGCAATTCTATCATTATCATCCGGTAGGGTTGGTGTTGTTATTAGCGTCTGATTAAATAATTCTTTTGGCATTATAGGACTGTTTTACGTACGGTTATTAATCTTGGTGTGTAAGGTCGTTTAGTTCTTGAACATTCCCACAAAGGGTATAAAGTATCGTTTTCGTTCAAATATTCTTTCATTATCTGGAAATCACTTAAGGCAATTTCTTGATACCTTTTTTTATAGTTGTTTAATTCTCCTTGTGATAGTTCTACACTTTCGGGTCTGGATTTTTTTACCATACCCGTATAAGAATCTTGTATTTTTGATTCAAGCATATATTCAGCATAAACCATATTGGCTAATTGAAATCTAATACCTTGAAATTCTACTGTATCATTGTTACAGTTTTCAAAAATAGTCCCATCCAAAAGTAAAACATTTAATGCTGTCAATGGATTAGTTTGTAAATCATAAAGTAAAGCATTACCTAGTAATTTTCTAAGCTCTAAATTTTCAACTTCACTTTCTATTTGTGTAAAGTTAGTAGTTCCGCTAATCTCTTTAGTGGATAGCGCCCAATTTTGCGAAATCGGTTTAATTAAGTTCTGTTGTGCCAGTGTTAGTAATGCCATCGTCTTCTATTATTGGTACATTTATCATTGATTCTGCTTTTACTTTATCAATTCCGTATATTTCTGTAATTATATTAATTGCATTTTCAGCTGGGATTATGCCTTTTGCAACTTTCTCCGCTGATTCAAACAATTTTGTAACACCACCAACCGAACCCTTAAGGGTTGCTTGCGATTCTAGTCGTTTTATTTCTGCTAAATCAATATTTTCATCATCTTGTTGTCCTAAACTTAATGGTTTAATATTCCAATTTTTATTGTTCTTAAGTATGTCATTATCAAAGTGTTGAAATACTTCTTTTATCCCTTCAGAAATTACCATTCTATCATCCTCTGTTATGACATTATAGAAGTTATTCGCTTCTCTTACTGCTTCACCTGATGTATTCCCTAAACTTGATTGTTCGTAGTCTATTAAAATGGCTGGAAGTGCTTTTGCTGCCTTTCTAATGTTATTAGAAACTGACTTTTCAATATTTTCAAATAGTTTGTCTTCAATATCTGATTCTAATTGGTCAACTTTAAAGCCTGTACTTTCTGATAATTCGCCTTCTAAATTCAAATCATCTTCCATTATTAACATATTATCACCATCAGGCCCTAATGTGCTTTTTATTGTAGATACAAGTTCTTTCTTTTCGTCATCATTTCCCCCTGGTTGAATTCTTATGATTGTCTTTTTAAAGAATCCATTCCTTAATTGTCTATTCTTATAAAGCGCAATTTCTCCTTCAGTATCACAATCAAGATAAACCTCATCATAATTTGACAAAGGATAAAAAAATTCAGTATCTAAGAAATCAAAAAATATTTGCCCTTTATAATTGTCTATTCCATCAACTCTATTGATTTGCTCTATAAATGCATTTTCATCACGGTTAAACACATTGTAAGAAATAATTTTATTTTTATCATACTTTCCTGATTCTTTATCTTTTTCCCAATTTGTATAAAATAAAACTTTAGCACTGTATCCTGTGTCATCTGGAATAGCAAAGCGCATATTCTTAAATGATTTAACATGCGTGCTTACTATATCCCTGTTCAAATTATAATTACAATGTATGTAGTAGCCTGAATTTCTTGAAACGCTCAAACAAACCTCTCTCAAAATTCGCTTCATTGTAATTTGTTTCCCACGGGAATCACGCCCTACAATAATATTATTTATTGCTTCATTTTCAAAACCTTGTCCAGATAAAAAACGAGCATAAATATTTGCAGTATTTTTGGCAGTGGAAGACTTGTTTATCAATCGCTCCATCACTTGAGGGTAATCGTTATTTTGGCCAAAAATCATCAACCCATTAACACCATCATTTATGCGTTTAATGGTTTTGTCTGGTCTAATAACTGCCCTCTTATCTATCTCCTTGGAAACAAGTCTTTGCCCTGCCATTAGTTGTATTTTTTATTTTTGTTTTGTTTGTGCGTATTTCTTTGAACTTTCTTAACCTTATTTACTTCTTTTACTTCTTTTATTTCTTTTATTTCATCAACTTTTTTAACTTCTATTACTTTCGCGTTATATCCTTCCGGAAGTGTGATAAAATGCTTTTCATTTAAAGCTCCAATTTTTAATAACTGAATTGCCTTTTCGTCAGTTAAATACTCACTTGCAATGTGTTCGCACAATGGGATTAACTTCCCATCCTTCATGACAGTAGGTATATACATACGTCCTTTAAAACTTGGTACACAAGTTCTTGACTCTATTTTTTTTAATAAATCTGCTTTCATCTTAATTTTTTTATGGTAATCTCGCATACACTTTGTACAAGTATTTGGTTGCCCACCGTTTAAAAAGTATTTTGAATAAGTTTTTAAAAGCGCTATGGTATATTCACCACTCTTTAAAATGGTGTCTATATCCATAGCTGCTAATTTATCTATCATTACGCTGGTGGCGTTTCTAATCCAACTAATAAAGCTAAAGTAGTCGCATAATCAGTGCTTAGTAATGTGTAATTACTATACTGCTCCGCTTGTCCATCTAAAGAAGTTACTTCTACATTCCTAGCTCCATTAATGTCATTTGCTCGCATAGAATCCGATGTTGGATACATTCCATTTTTTACACCAAAAACTCTAAAAACACCATCACCATCAACTGTCTTATCTTTACTCTCAACAATTACAACAATATCCTCTAAACTATCTACATTCTCAACATTTTCAGCTTTAAATTCAAAGCCTTGAAAGTTAAAGTAATGTGTGAATTTATCAGGCCTATCGTCTGCAACTACTCTATCAAACCCAGAGTTAAGCAACTTTTTAACACCCGTTAAAGTGTATAATTGCTTGGTTGCCGTTACAGCTATATTTGTAATCTTTGAGAGATTAGTCACATCATAGGTAAATGTTAATTCAGTCCTGTTACCTATCCACGCTTTAATCTCATTACCTCCTATTCCTGAGGTGCTACAATCGGAGATAATGTCTCCCGCTATTCCTTTTACACAAGTCATATCTATTATTTTAGTAAGCTACAACAATCATATATTCTTCTAATTCTTTAGAATCCAAAGTAAAACCGTATGCAGTTTTATTTTGTCGCTCATCCTGATTGTACCATTGCTCTAATTCGTTGAAATCATTTTCGTTCAATGTTCCTAAAGGTATATTCTCAGGCACAGTGAAAACAATTCTGTGAGGTAAATAATAAGAAATACCTGCTGAGTTATTTTCAAAGTCTTCCCTTGAAGATAAATCCCAGATAGTCTCCATGTTTACAACATCGTAACCAGACCATTTAACTGACTGCAAGCCATCTTGAACAATATTAATATCGTATACAATGCCTTTGCTTTCTAAATATTCTACGTAATTATCGTACATCTCACGAGATACTAATAATTGAGCGTTTGGATTAGAGCGCAATCTACTATCAGAAGCATTTTTAATACTTTTAAAATATGCTACTGCTGCACCGTCTGCTAATGCTAATTGAGCTGATTTACTAGTAAATACTGAGTTTTCAGTAATAGCAATACGCTCGATAGTTGTAGCTGTAACAGCGTCAAATATTTGCTCCCAAAGACCATCAAAATAATCATAAAACTTCACATCTGCTGCACTTGCTAAACCTGGTACATCAACACCACCGATTGTTGTAACCGCTGGAGCTTCAACAATTAATGTAGTTGCGCCTGCACCTGCTACAGTTATCAATGCTGCTGCTGCTGGAGTTGCTGCGATAAGTGCCGCTAAGTCAGTTATCGTTTTTGCACCTGCTGTCAATTCAACATCGATAGCCGTTCCTGTAACTGTTATAGCTGCTGCACCTGCTGCAACGTCTGAAATCTCAAAAGTAATACCATTACCTGCTGCACCTGTTGCAACTGCATTAACAATTAATAATGGGTTATCAACACATGTTACAGATGCGTTTGTTTCGCTTGCAACTGCTACACTAGTGTTACCAAACCAAGCAGCCCTCCAGATAGTTTGTACCATTGTTTCTTCCAAAAGAATAGCATAAAATATTTCAAGGTCAGTTCCTGTAATATCATACAGGTCTCTATACTTTTGAATTTTGCCGAAATACGCTTTAAACAATCCGTCTAATTCAGCAGCACAAACAATCAAAGTATCTTCGATACCTACTGGATTCCAATACTTCTCTGTTAATGTGCTCTCTGGGCTTGAAGTTTGTCGTGTACAAGCTGCTGCTTTTTTTAATCCTGTTTTACTAAACTGCGAAGCAAAAACAATCTGCGATTGCATCTTAATTCCCGTTTGAAAACTACCATGAATTTGCTTAAATTCTGGACGTTCAAAAACTCTTTCTATAATGAAGTCCTTAATTTCCTGAACTTCAATAGGCTCTAAAGTTAAGCCGCTTAAATCTACTCCTGTTGCCATTTTATATTATTTTTTTTTATAAGTAAAACTCTTTTTGCCAGTATTTTTTTCTTCCGGCACTTTTATTTCTTCTTTCTCATTCGAGAATCTATTCTTAAATTCATTGAACTTTGTTTCAATGTCCTTAATATTAGATTCAAGTGTATTGCTATTTGCTTTTAAATCATTGTACTCTTTTTCTTTAGTACTATATGAATTTTGCAATTGCTCATTCTCTTGCTTTAACTGTTCTACTTCCTGCTTAAGGGCTTCTACTTCGTCATTCCCTTCTGCTTCGGCTTCTTTAATTTCCATCAAAGTACCTGCTTCAAAAACATAAATAACACCATCAGGCATTACATGCTCTTTATTTGCTGGTTCACCGTTTACAGTAGCTGTGTTACCTACGGCTATTTGCTCAACAGTTTCTATCTCATCTCCAAAATCTAATCCATCTCCATTAACATCTTGAACTACGAGGTTCTTAACGGACTTTATGAAAAGATTTTTTACAACGGCCAAAGTATCATTTACTTTATCCCCGATTGTTTTTAATTCTTTTTCTTGTTCTGCATTCATTTCTTCATTTTTTATTTCTGTTTGATTAATAAAATTCATTGCTATACATTCATCTACATACATAAAACGTTCTTCTTTCATTATTG